AGCGCTGAAAGCGGGGCTGTAGAATACCCGCACTGCGCGTCAGCGATTGCCTCAAGCGCATCGGAAGTTCTTGCTCCGTGGGCGTATGACGGAAGTTCCTGTATTGTATCAATAGCCATTTCATGCCTCCTTTGTATAGTGTGCGAGCGCCATATGCTCGGTTTCCGGATTTTTCATTAAACGATATTCCGCGGTTGCAGATTTTAGTTTTGCAATTTCGTCCGCGTTTTTCTTAATGTTTTCCGTGTTGGTAGCGATCGCACTCGGGTCAATGCGATCCAACTTTGCTTTATCAGCAGCACTCATGAGACCATCTGTACTTTCTGTAGCGACCATATTCGACCCTGCACCGGGCACATTCGACCCTGCACCGGATGATATCCCTCCTTTAATTTTGATTGTGATTGTGGTAGCTGGTTTCTTATAAACATAAAACGTAATTGTATCTGTATCAGGAACAGCATAACCACTACTAACAATTGCATACGCTTTCAAATATGCTTTCTGTGCCGCAGCATCCATGGAAGAAACAACATTCGCCCAAACCTCTAAGTTTGTTGCTGTAGTAACGCCGGCAAGAGATACAGACTGACTGAATTTATTATCAACAGCAGTCCATTTATTTTTGTCTAGCATAACTTGAGACGAAAGATTTAATTTGTCAATCTCTGTCTGAAGTTTTCCCGCTGCGTCACCACTTAAAACATATTTTATGTTTCCAAACCAATTATTAAATTGTGTCTGTGATCCACTAATATAACTTGAAAGCTCGTCATATTTTGAATTGAATTTTTTGTTTTGATTAGCAAGCTCTTCGTTCCACTGTGCATTCCATTGCTGTAGCAACTGATCAGCATTTATCGTTTTTAGCGGAGCTGTAACATACGGGCATTCAGACGTACCGACTTTATTTGTAATATCAGAATTACTAATAGCAGTTGTTTCATCTGTATTCCGAACGTAAATATCAGCTAATCTATACTGATTGACTTCCAAAGATCTAGTCAATTTTGGAGCAGCAGGATTTGCTTCAGCATAGCCTTTAACGATTTTAATTTCATTGCGACGATAATCCAGTGCATGGTTGACTTCCAATACAACAGAGTCAATTCGATGTAATGGAGCACCCTGCTTATCAATCGGCAATATAATTTTGGCATCGTTCAACGTCCATGTATGATTAAACCACGCTCGACCTGTATCAACAGATACGGACATCCCATCAGATGCAGCAACATTGAAACGATTACCGATTTGCATGTACACGCCATCTTCAATGATTCCGTCAAAGATAGAACTCATCTGTGTAGCGTTATACTTTCGATCCCCATTCAAGGAATCATAAAATCCATATGTTATAGCCATGTTTTACCTCATAGTGTACTTGATGACGAATTATTATTCTTAATAGAATGCCACTGCCCGTCATCATCTACCCAGCTATACACAGACGTTTGATTTGTAGATACAAGTGTGTCGTCAAAAGAAGGATAGATATTTATGCCTTTGTTGTCTTGAGAATATATAATTTCAATGATGCGAGAAGTTCCTGAGATATGATACTGATCAACAACTTGTACAATGTCACCTAAAAAGAAATCTTTATTTAAAATGAACATCTGATTTGTGTTCATTTTGCCAGTTAATTTCTTAGTTGCCTGATTCTCTTTTTTAGCAAGATTCTCTTCTCCTTTTTGTTTGAGAAGATTATTGTACTCTTCTGTTGACAGATCTGTCTGATTTCCTTCATCATCCGTAACTTTGGAAGATGTTCCACGAGCATCTGTAAATAGCTCATACCGCTCTAATCCATTAGCATTAGATTCACCAGCTGTAAAATACTTGCGTTCGTTACCTTCTCCTTCTCCGCCAACAAGTGTTACATTACGCTTCTTTTCTGAAGTCTGAATATAATCAGATTCATTTAAATTATCGTATCTTGGTGAAAACTCTACATAGAGATTTTCTGTCTGATCATATGTACGATCTGTTCCAGCATATAAGCGAAATACAAACTTGTTGTTTTCTCTTGTTACCTTGAAACCTATTGCATTCGTATCACAAAGTGATTGAATTGCTTTATATAAGTTTTCGCCTGTGTACTGTGTATCGACGGTTAAAGATGTGATCTTAGGATCTGCAGAACGTTCAAATATAAAATCAGGAATGCGTCTATTAGTATCGGAAGGATTAATAATATTTTCGTTTAATAATGCTTCAATATTATCTTGAAGGTTACCTTTTAAAGTTCTCTGGCCCCAAATAATTCTTCGCTGCAATAAGCTGTCTAAGGATCTACCAGTTACAATGAAATCATTTCCCTTATTATAATTAGTTTTTAATTCCAATCCTTCAATAATCATCAAACGATCGGATTCTTTTTCATAAACATAATTACCAATTTGAAAAGCAAATTCTGTTCCTACAATTGGACTGCTTGTAACAATTTCAAAGTCGCCTGCTTTGTTATATCTATCGGTCCATATGAAAGATTTAAACTCATCACATAATCCAATAGCTTCGAAATTTCGATCCAGAATTAATGGTGTCATGAATTAAATACCCTCATAAATTGTTTTTGATTTAATAAAGAACTGTATATATTCCCAATTCTTATCAGAAGTAAATGCAAACGTATTCGTTCCTCTAGAGATCTGAAACCAGCTAACATCCAAGTTAATACAATTCAGAATGTTACGCTGTCTTCCATCTCGAAGTAACCATACATGTTTATTCCCTCTTTCACTTGAGAATAGAATGTCGTCTCCTTTAATAAATCCTTTACCTGTAACTTGCTTTAACTTGGCGCAATTTAATTCAAATCGTTCATCTGTATCAACATTAAAGACTCGAACGTATCCCGTATCACTAATGTCTTGAATAGCATGCATATACATTTGAACACCAATTGAAGCATCGCCTTCATAGAGAATGTATGCTTTATCGGCCCTTTTATATTCGCCAAAGTTAATTAAGTTATCTGTTGCGGATTCGTTACTGAAAGGAAACTCAAAGGCTGGCTGAATGCCTGCAAAGTATGTAACTAATTCTTTTTTGGCACCAGCATCATAGAAATAAGGATCAGGACAATCAATGGTTATCTGACATCCTGAATTTTCATTGAAGATATTGGCTTCATTCTTTTCAACATATCCAATGATTGAAGCCTTTTGAATATCTGTCGTAAATTCCAATTCCAACTTGCGTTTGATCGGAAAATACTTATAAGAGTTACGTCTAGCTCGTTCTTGGTTATTGGTTTCGGACCGATACAAAAATGAAATAACAATTTGTCTTGAATCCAATCTTGCAGAGTTAAATAACTTGCCATCGGTTGTTACAAGATCTGTCATATTTATATTTGCATCGGCCGCACCCAATCCAGTAATACTGGTAATATAGAGCCCAGAGTTACCCGGGCTCCCTAATACCAGATCAGTTGACTCGCCTTTAAAGTTCGTTACCTTGACTGATTTAATCATATACCATCAACCATCCCTTTCAGCATTGCCAACTGGTTCCTGGTCTGACGATAAATATCAAGTCGAGAAAGCTCAGTAGGCGAGTAGTTATTTTGTTCGAAATTAATGTTAACTCCATTACCTGCATTGCCGGTCTGCAACGATGCCTGTAAAGCATTAAGCCTGTCGGCATTTGTTGTGATACGACCAAGGTTTGCATTGATCTTGAAGTTACTAGCATTAAGCATAGATCCCAAATTCGAAATGCCATTTTGAGCATCCGAGAGATCAATAACAGGAGTAATAACAGGACTTGTACTAACGTCATCAGATAAAATATCTCTAGCTGTTGTAAGCGCTTCACGCATGTTATCAACAACTGTGTTGGCAACAGAAGAAGTTGAACGTTCGATAATTCCAATACCGGAATCCATACCGTTCACTAAGCCTTCGTCCCAGAAACGTCCAAACTTATAAGACAGTTTCGAAGGAGAATGCTCATCCAATCCTCCAGCTGTGGCCGCAGATATAGCAGACGCTAATTCAGCAGCTGCTGCCCTAGCTTCAGCAATTCTACTGCGAATACCATTAATAATACCGCCAACCCAGTTCGAACCAATAGAATGTCCAGCGGCTGGCGAAAGAACACTACGAACAGCACTATCAACGGCATGCGATAACGCACTACCAGAATTCATAACAATACCAGACTGATCATTAATACCAGTTGCCATTGCATCTGTTAGTAAAGCAGCGTTCTTCATGCCATCTTCCTGCACAACTTCAGCGTTAGCATCGAATCCTTCGCTCATTGCAGTGATATAAGTATTAACAGACTGCGTTGCAGAATCTGTCATAACCGGCTGAATTGCCGTTGAAAACTGAAGCCCCATATTCTGAACAGCAGTATTCAAGAATGCCGCCTGAGAGGTATATTCAGCAAATGCCTGCTGATAAGTCATACCGTCAAGCTTACCTTGTGTCATCCATTGCTGTGATGCACTAACTCCAGCTGTCTGAACAAGGTTCTTCATGGACATAACCATGCTATTAATCTGAGCAATTTGCCCATCACTTAACTGTGAAAATGCATTAGCAATTTCAGGAGTAAACTTATCACCAAAATAAGCAATCAGATCCTGACCACCACTTATTCCAACACGAGTTAACTGAGCAGCATATGTCTGCATGCCCGCAAATGACTTCTGCACTCGCTCCATTAACTGTTCGCCTGTTAATTCAAACTCATCAGGCCATTCACCAAACGGATCAAATGCACGTTCCATCGCTGCACTTACGCTATCTCCGATCATTTCAGCATAATCTTCAAACTCAGACATAACTGTGAATGCGTGTTGCATTTTATCAATAGCGCCCTGGATTGCTTCTGCAGAAACAGCACCATACTTTTGTACCGACAATGTTGCTTCTTCAACCGTCGTCCCATGCGCAATACAAGTCTGATTTAATACTTGGAACGCTTCGTCAATTTCTTCTGCCGATGCGGTTCCACTTATTTTCAGCTCTGTATAATTGGACATTGCTGTAAGAATCTCCTGATTCACCTGTTTATGGCTATTCTGAAGTTTCTTAATAACAGCATCCAAAGTTGTACCATGATTGGTACAAGTCTTCGTTAACTTATTAAACTGATTCTGAATATCTTCTGCAGATGCCGTACCACTTGCTTGTAAATCATGGTAAGCTTGTGCTTCTTTCAGAATCTCAACGTCAACATCTTTTTCAGCATTCAGTCTTGCTTTTAACTTGTTGATCAGAATGACGTTCATACGAGCCATCATACCCATCGTGGCTGCTTGTGTAGCATATGCTTCTTTATTGGCGAATGCTGTATTCAACTTTTCAACTTGATCCGCCGTCATTTTGAGCATACCAGCAACTTTAGGATAAGCGGCTACGCCTTCATCAAGAATTGACTGAACGACTTGCTTGTTGAAGCCTTTCAGTCCAAGATTCATAACACGAGTGTAGAAACGAGAATAACCTTTCACCTGTGAATCGGCATTACGTAAGATTTCGTCAGGTGTCATTGCTTCAGAGACTTTACTATCAAATTTCGTGAAGAAATCCATTCCGCTCGATACCTGCTCTTTGATCTTAGTAAACGCCTGTACAAATGCTTTCTGCACTTCAGCGATACGATCCTGAGCATTCTCCGCAGCGTCGTCTGTCGCATCTTGTGTACTATCAGAAGCGTCTTTCGATTCCTGATAAATCTCCTCACAAAGTTCTCCAAATGCACCTTGAGCTGCAAGCATTGGCGATACGTTCGCAACAAGACCCATAGCACCGCCATAAGTCTGCGCGTATTCTCCAATAACCTGTGAAGAATACTTCATAAAGTCTGCTAATTCTTTTTGGGATTGGGCAGCTTTTTTAGATGCATCTCCAGCTCCACCTACTCCTTTACCAGCTTTACCAGCAGCATCTCCAACGCCACCAAAAGATTTTGCAAGATCATCATTGCCGTCTGTTAGCTGCTGAATTGAACCAAGAAAATCGTTAGGATTAACTATGTCCATATCACCGGTAATGTCCGTCTTCTTAGCATTCGATTTCTTTTTAGCAAATTTTTCGCTTAAGGCGTTGGCCGTGGAAAGATCCTTAGCAGCTTTTGCGGCTGTTGCAGCATTCTTTTTACCATTAAAGCTCTTACCAGTAAACCACGTTATAGCACCATCTAGCTTGCCGCCAATACTAGACAAGAACCCCTTAACCGTATTTGCAAATCCACTATTAAACATCTGGCCAAGTATGCCACCACTATTTTTAAACTCGCCACTGTAAGATGACAATTCAGTTAAAATATTAATTGCACCTGCATCACCTGCACCAGTAACAGAAGTCACAAAGGAATCTTTAAGAGTACCACCTACCAATTCTGCGGCGTTTCCAACAAGATCTTTATTCGCTATCATATCCTTGGCAATATTCAGATCTAGATGTCCGCCCCAAATATCAGTGAATGCAAGAGGTCCTTTTTCGGCCGTTGTTTGATGCAAGTAACTCCAAATTTCTCTAGCAACACTGTAAGCTGCGGCTCCAACCTTTGGAATGCCACTCGACAGACCAGAAGCTAAGTTATGTGCTAAATCTCCGCCCCAGGTTGTAGCTTCTTTAGCAAGATCAGCCACAACAGCGAAAGATTCTTTGAATGCATTAAAACCAGCAGAAATAGCCATTAAGCCTGCAGCAGCAATTGTTAATCCTTGACCAAAAGCAGTTAATCCAGCGCCAGCTGCTAATCCGCCAACACCAATAGCCGCAAGGCCAAGTCCAAGCGGAATTAATGCAGCTCCAACTTTCGCAAGAGGTCCGGCTAAGGCGTTGAATGAATTTGAGTATTGCGTCATCTCTGCAAGGAATACAATGAACGATTGAACTTTTGGTAAAAATTCTCCCAAAGCAGTCGTTGCAATTGCAATAGCGGCCGCAAATGCTAACTGAGCCGATGCTACAGCGCCAACAACAGCAGCAAACGCAAGGAACGCACCACCCACAGCTGCAATAGCAGGGGCCGCCACAACAAGACCAGCTGAGAATATACTAATAACAGCTGTTAAAGCCGCAATACAAGCTGTAAACACACCCATTACAAGAATAATGTTTAGAGCACTCTTTAAATCCAACTGACCAAGAGCAAGTGATAGAATTGTTAAACTACCAGCAAATGCAACAATCATAACCGACATGGATAACAGATTAATAGCATTGGCAGCTTGCGATACTGTTGCTAAAATCCCAACACAAACTGCTAAAGTACCCATTGACGCCACTAATGACAATGTAACGCCAAGTAACTGATCTGCCGGTATTGCTGCAAGATTAGTCGCTACTAAGGCAAGCATTGATACTGCTACTCCTAGTGATATAACAGATGCAACAAATCCTAATACATCCATTCCAGTCATCTTTTTAACTGCTGGAGCAATAAGATCAATAGCTAAACCTAGTCCAACTGCCATTAATGCCATACTAGCAGAAGCTGCTAATGCCTGATCCCAAGGTTGTGTTGCTAATGCAGATGCAACTTGGCCGAGTAGTGCAACAGATCCACTAAGAGCAACCATTACTGCTATTGTCTTAAGAATCGTTCCAGCACCAACTCTAACAGAAGCAAATTTAGATAAGGTTTTACCAATAATTTGAACAGCGGTACCTAATCCGATTGCCATAGCAGCAACACCGCCAGCACCAGCCGCAGCCTGTTCCCAAGGATGATTTGCTAATTCATTTGCGACTTGACCACATACATAAATTGCACCAGCCATAGCTGCCATCGTTGCAACTATAGCGGCGATATTTCCAATAACCTTTAATGGAGCTTTATTACCATTTGCTTTTGAAATAGATGCAAACGCACCACCAATTAATCTTCCTGCAGCACCAAGTGATAAAAGCATTGCGACTAATTCGGCAGTTACTGCAACAGATTTTTCAATTGGCATCGCAGCTAATTCTTGGCAAATGTAATTCATTGCCAAAATTGCAACGATCATGGTACTAACTATAGGAATAATAGCTTTCGGATTCGCTTTATCCATCATTTTGACAGATCCAGCTAATGCCAGCATCATTCCGGCTACTAAACCAATACCAATAGTAATTGGCCTCCATGCAACGCCAAATAATGCAAGAATTGGAACAAGTAAGTACATTGCCGCAACAAGAGCAAGAATAGCTCCTGCAATCTTTCCAACATCAACCTTGTCAAGCAAACGTAACGCATGTGTGAATATTGCAATTGTAGCCATCACGCCCAGAAGACCTTGCGTAAATTGTTCTGGATCGATCTTACCAAGTAAAGCAATGGCTCCAACTACTGCAAGAATACCAATTGAGAACTTTAGCATTGCAGAGCCTATTGTTTTTAAATTCTCGACACCAGTTGATAGCTTCGAATTAGATAAGATTTGAAGGACGGTATATAATCCCATAAGACCACCGCAAAGCATGACAAGATCTGGCAGAACATCGCCAGAAAACTTCCCGAGTTTCACAATAGCCATACTCAGAACAAGCAATGATACTGCTAATGTACCAATAGATAATGCCATTTTGAGCGTCATGCCAGAAAGTGCATCTGTAATTGCTTTTCCAAACGCTACAACAGCAACTAAGCCGCCAATAGCAACAACTAGCCCTGCTATAAGACTTGCAATGGCTGTTATTTTGGCTTTTTTGGGAAGATTCATTAGCGCTGTAAATGCCGCAACTAATTGTGCGCCAAATAAGGTAAATTGAGCCGTAATAATTTTAAATAAACCAATACTCATACTAATAGCAATGTTTAATGCAATTAATCCGCCACCAAATGCCGCAAATCCAGCCCCAAGTTTTATTAAAGTTAGAGCTGCTATTGTCATTGAACCAGATAAACCAGCTATAATTTCAAGCACACCGACTAAAGCTACAAACAACGATATTAGAACTGCAACTGGTGAAAACATTTTAAAGAATGCATCATAAGCTGTCGCAGAAGTCTTAATAAAATGCGATGTAACGATGGTGATAACTCCAAGGATTACAGAAACTTCAAGCAAAATAGCTCCAAACTCTAATAGAGCCAATCCAATTGCTGCAACACCAGCTGGATTAATGCTATTAGAAATTTGAGAGATAGCGAACGTAACACCTATCAATCCACTTGCAATAAGACCAAGTAATACTACAGCGTTTGTAAGACCGTCAGCGTTATAAGTAGCAACAACTGATAGAAGAGCAAGAGATCCAGCAATTAATCCAATACCAATAGCAATATCTCTAAAACGCTTAGCATTATTTTCTTTTGTAAGAGAGTTGAAGAAAGCAGTAATTGAACCCGCTGTTCCGGATATGGAAGATGCCATCATTTTAATTGAACTTCCAACACCCATAAATGCATTACCAAACTTATCAAGTGTTGCTCCTGCTGCTGTAACAGCTTTATTCAAAGCTCGAACTTGTAAAACATACGCGATCAACGCTCCTACAGCTAGAGCGCGCTGCCAATCAATGTGCGTAATTGTATTAAAAACCTTAGCAAGTGGGCTATCAGAGTCTTTAAAATTATTGATAGTTGTCCCAAGATTCTTAAAGAAAGTATTAATATTGTGGCCAACAGATGATGTGGCATTTCCTGCACCAATAACACTTGCAGACATTGCATTAAAGTCACCGCTAATACCCTGAATATTAGTTCTGGTGTCTTTAATATTTTTATTTGTCTCCTCTAAAGACTCTTTACCAGTTTTTAAAAGATCAAGTACCGTATGGAATGGAGATTTAAACTTAAATATATCGGTAATGCCCTTACTAATTAACGTGATTACACCAAAGATTTTCTTACCGATTGCTTCAACAAATGTTAAAAGATTGGCGAAACTATTTAGACGAATCCCCTTGAGGCCAGTAATCTTTTCGGCAACAGCATTAATAATTGATACAACAAAATTCTTAAATTCAGATAATTTAGTAGTTAGAATTGAAATAATATTAGAAGCTTGAATCTTTGAAATAAGAAATTGAACGCCGTTAATAATTTCTTTAATTGCCCATACTGCTATAGCTGCTACTAATTTTAAACCGGTGCTAATAACTTGGAATATCTTTGAAGAAGATATCTTACTTACAAGAGAAGTTAGTTTGGTACCTAATGTCTGTATAACAGTAACAATACCTTTAATAATTCCGGACGTCTTGGAAGCGGTAGAATTGAAATTCATGAAATGTTTTAAAATACCAATTCCAATAATGATTTTGAGAATAGAGGCCAATGAGCCAAATCCAAGCCCACCTGCCATAATCGACTGGACAGATTTTAAAATCGTAATAATAGTAAGAAAAGAAATAATTTGTTTAGCATAAGGTCTAAGAGTATCAAAGACGTTCTTAATAGTTCCAAAAACTGTAAGAAATACTTCTTTTACATGGATCATCTGTTCTCTAGTAAGTTCGAGTTTCTTTGTAAAACCTTCTAGAGAATTTGTTGCTCCAGCTAATTTATCCCCAGTTAGCGTTCCAAACACTTCTTCGAACGCTTCTTTGATCGGTTCAATAACTCGATGAATTCCATTTATTACATTAAGAAAACTTTTAATTAATGCATCTCTTCCACCAGCATTTTTCCATTCTTCAAGAAGATTATTTCTAGCAGAAGTAAACTTATCAGAAATATCTATAGCGAAATTACAAATGCCAGTCCAAAGCTTTCTTACTTCATTGACATTGCCAAAGATCATTTCATAACTTGTAGCCCAGCCAGAACTAATTGCGTCTTTAACGGCATCAATAACATCGCTCCAAGTACGGCATTCCTGTGCTGCCTGGAAAGCAGCCTTTGAGAATTCTGTTGTAGAATTTGTAGCTTTATCGTTCTTAAAAGCGTACTCTTCTTCACTCCAGTTGGCCTTATTGATACCAGCGGTATATTCTCCCATAACCTTACGGAAGACATCCATTGTAAGCCAGCCCTTTTTAAGTGAATCGTTAAAATCTTTATTGGCTCCAGCTGCGATTGCCGTCTTGCCAGCAGCTTCAATCATTTGCTGTTTAAGTTGAGCAGATGCAATATTTCTTGTACCAAGTGCTTGCGCCCAGTCTTGGTACATAAGATATCCTCTGGATGCTGCCTGCGTTAACTGATACATACCAGCTGATACTTCTCTGGCACCAACACCAGCTCTAGCGCCTGCAAGGGCAAAGCCTTTAACAGTAGTTGTAAGATGACTAAGGTTCTTATCACCAGAGGCAGTAAGCTTTGCCATACTATCGATCATATCCGTAAAGTTATACGAAGTCTGATCAGAGAACCAAGCAAGATCATCAACAGCTTTTTGCACGTCTTTAAACGATGCGCCAGTAGTTGTCATTAGAGTAGAAACGGCTTTTGTCTTTTGACCAAATTTGTCAAAGCCATCACTCATACTATTAATTCCAGTAAGAGTTTTGGCACAGTTAACACCCATTCGATATAGGGAATCCGTAATATTGTTTACTACTCGCTGACTTGCAACACCAGCAACAGAAAACGCGTTCTTTAAATTGGCAGCACTTCTGCTTATAGAAGAAAGTTTAGAATCTGCCGATCCTAAAGCATTTTCAAGACCACGAAAAGAAAGACCCGCGTTTGTTTTTGTGTTTTTCTCAATAGAATCATTTAATTTATTTAATGATAGAAGAGTTTGCTGAACACCTGCTTCAAACTGTGCATTATCAAATTGCATCTGCACGACACGTTGTTCGGTTGTACTACTCAAGAGTTCTGCACCTCCTCCCAAATATCTTTCTCGATTTTGTCAAAAACTGGTCTAAGAGCCGGATTTATATAATCTATACCTTCAACCCAGCCGCCAGTTCCAGTCCCATGACCATACTGAATCATAATTGCTACATTGAAATAATCTTTTTTGACATTGGTGTTATACCAAGTTAATGATAGTCTTTCACCATCATCATTAATTTCATATTTCCAAGAATTTGCAGTTAATCCAGTATCTTTTGGTGTTGCTTTACTAAGGGCTTCAACCCCAGCCTGACCGAATTTATCAAGGTTTCTTAAGAATCTCTTCTCTTTCATTGCACGCAAAAACTTAAACGTCTTTTCAAAACTGCCTTTTTGTTGCATTCGAATCGTTATAGTTTTTGCCATTATGATCACCTCAATAAATCTGTTATGGCCTTGAGGCCTATATCTTTATAAAAACGAGTACCTTTCGAATTTAATTTGTATCCGTTATCTTCAGATACTTTTACAAGACGATCGATCTGTATCTGAATATCGTGGGCTTTCTGTTCATACTCCGCGGAGCGCATTAAAGTCGTTGAGATTTGATTTAAACGCTTTTGCTGCTTCTTTAAGCTCATTGGCTTAGATACTGTATCGCCATCGAAGTCAGCTCCGGAAAGTTTGTTTATCGAAATCGAAGCATATTGGTCAAAAGCTTTATTACCAGATCGTTCTAATCCATTTGCTAACTGAGAATATTTTTTTTTGTCTTTATTAAGAACTTTTAAATATTTCTGTCTACCAGAAGAACTACCTAAGTATCTTTCACGCCCTTCAGGTGTTAGACTCCCATCTTCATTCTGAAAACGCCTAAAACCTTTTCTTTGGCCTTTGATACCCCAATGAATTAAATAATCAGACATATATGTTCATCTTCTTTCTTATGTGATAAAATCCTTTAACCTGAAGTGTGGAATTTTGCTCTTCTTGCTCTATTAATTTCATCATTCTGACGCATGATATCAGAACGAGACATTTTCTTAGGATTGTTTTTAGCATTGGCTACTTGAATAAGCATGAGTAAGTTATTCAAGTGCCATTTTTCACATTCGAAAGGAATGTTTAAAGCCGTCATATAATAATAAATTAATTCACTTGTTAAAGTTTCTTGTAATCCGCCACCGCCTCTTCTTGAATTATTACTAATCGTTGTAGCAGTCATTGGATCATGAATATAATCAGTTATTTTCTTTAAAATTTCTGGTTCATACTGTATGGAAGAGATAACGTAAGGATCGACGTTTTTATCAATACACATACAGCGAATATAATACAAGCTTTCTTCTGTTGTGTTTGGACCTTTATGAAGGCCTAAATAAGGTCTCTTATATTTCTGTTCCCATTTGGTAAGAGAAATTAGAGAATGCTCAAGACGAAGAGTGGTTTCTTTGGTTGTAAAAAACTCTTCCTTTCGTGCATCCCAATATTCATGCGCTGGAATATGTATCTCAAGCATTCTCTACCCTCCTCCGACATTATCCTTTAAAATCAGCAGGAATTACTTTATCCTTTGCTTCTTCTTTTTTCTTAGGAACAACATCATTCACAAATTTAGTAGCAGCATCGGCATCTGTTGCAAGCCTCATATAAATCTGCGAATAAGCATTTGTCTCTGTAAATTCTTTTGTAATTTCGTCGTTCTTAATAAATCTCCTACCATCAGGAGATTTAACACCATAAGCTTTCTTAATCAGATCTTCGAAGATCTCAATCAGTCTTGGTGTATCCTGAGCAGCAACAATTCTATTAATCATTGCAGAAAGACCACCTTCGGTGCCAAACTGCATCTTTGTAATTTCTGCTTCTGTAAAGTTGAAATAGAAATCTTCTGTTCTTGTATTTCCATCAAAGTCGGTGTATGTTTCAGTAATCTTATGCATAAGTTTTAGTCCTCCATAAAATATAAGTGTGGCCTGATACAATTACTCATACCAGGCCAATCTAATTCTTCTAATTACGCTGTCTTCATCATTGTAATAACTTCATCCGGAAGAGGAAGTCTAGCCGCTGCCGTAGCAGAACCATAAAGAACATCTTCAAGTGCTTTCAGCTTCTCCGCATCAACCTTTGTAGAATCGATCTCAAGCAGAGCTGTAGGCTTCGCATTCTCAATAGCTGTAACCGGAACAGGAGTTGTCGTGAACTCGTAGGAGAATTCGATTCCTTCCGGACTATCATTAACGGTCTGGTAATCTCTTTCAGAAGGAGATACTGTAGCGTTATAGATCAGATGAAGCTTGTATCCATGATCCATACCATCAGCGTCATTACCAATCTTCGAACGATAGCAGAAACCGAACGGATTTCTCTTCTGCTGTCCAATAATAACGCCAGCAGCACCACCCTGTGCAGCACCATCGCAAAGAGCGAATTCATCCGGATAGGTATAGCACTTAATCGTACCGCCGAAGTCTTCTGCACCACGAATGGAACCATACTTAATATTATCGGCATAGAACTTATTCTCATCTGCTCCAGATGGAGAAAGAGTTACGCCAGTAATACCATTCCATGCAACACCCTTCGGATAAGCACCGTTAACCTGTGGGTAAAACACACCTCTGTCAGTACCTGTTTCATACAGCTTCTCACCAACAGCGTCCCAAGTAAGTCTCTTAAAAGTATCTGGCATTTAAATTTTCCTCACTTTCTTAAAAAGATAAATCATACGTATCGTTATAAATTCCATCGACCTTATGGCTTGAATCAAATGAACAAAAAGGAAGAGCCTCTGGTAAGATTTCTACCAAAGACTCTTTCGGAGATTTATAACAATGCGTAATTGTATATTTACCATATTTCATGTAACTTTTATTGTCAGCCGCTTTTGTTTTAACTCCATTAAAGGAATATACAATAGCGGGATATTTAATTTGTGTTCCTGTCGGAGGTTGAAAATAGCAATTCTTCGAACCAAGAACAGCGCATAAAATATCATGGAGTTCCGTCCGTGGTCTCATCTTCTTCCCCCTTATACAAGTTACCAAAGGTGAGAGTTAGCCTAGGGTAACCCACTTCAACAGAACTAACTCTCCACTTTGATCCCATGAATTCGACATACAATATATTTTGGAAGCTATCCAGAAGGTAAGGATCTGCAATCACACTCAACTGGTTCGTTACTGCAATATCTCTGTTAATCTGATCAGATAGCTGGTCTCTTTTAGAGAGACGGGGTAAGTCTCCAAAATACTGCCTTATTACTGGCTTGTCTTCCCAAATACCTGGTTCAGTCTCAACTTGATTGCTGAACGCTATATTACCAAACCATTTCATGGATAGCTAACCTCCATTTTGATCACTTAGATCATTCACCAGCTCCGCTAGGAGTTGTCACATCTTTTTCAACAACAATGAAGCAAAGGACATGAGCAAGAGCACCAGAGAATCTAGTCTCAATCAGGCTCTTCAGCTGGTTGAAGTCGATATCAAACTGATCAAACTTCGTGATCTGTCCACCCTTTACAGCACCAACAACATAATCTGCAATGTTGCCATAGATACCAAGCAGTTCCTTCTTCTTACCATCAGAAGTTGTTCTGGTCTTTCCAGCGAACTCTTTAACACGATAAATATTCTTTACGCCGAGAGCCGTTGCAAGCTCAGCTTCAGTATTGTAGATACGACGACCATTCATATCTCTTGCAAGCAGCATTGTGTTGAGTGTGTTCGGCGTGCAGTAGAAATCAGGAGTGCCAGTACCTCTATACTCTTCTGTTCCATGAAGGAGTGTAGAAACCATAGCTTCTGCCATAACGTATTCATCACCGAAATTAGCAGAAGTGTTCGTTCCCTGCAGAGACTTCTTCATGCCAGCAAGATCAATGTCAACATGCAATGTATAAAGGTCATCATCAGTCCAAATAGGACGGATATGCGTAGGCCAAATCTTATCCGGATCATCGTCCAGGCGGCCATCGCCAATCATAATTGCACGAGCAATTGTCTCATTGAGCATAAGCTTATCGATGTTATACATATACTGAACATAATCGAAATCAGTGATATCCACAACATCATCTCTGTTCAGAGCATCCTTAACATAAACAGTCTGAGGATCTGTCGTTCTTCTAAGCAGAGCAGGAGAGCCAGGAAGAGTCTTCTTGTTGCCCTTCTTATAGCCCTTTGCCATCAGTTTTTCTGCATCACGAATGTCAACCTGCGTTGTTCTAACTCGAGCAATAGGGGACTTCGTTACACCGTTAATAACACGGTTTACCCAGCCCTGATCGTTAGTAATAAGCTCAGGAGCACCAGGATTTAATTCCTTATAGTCGGGGAACAGCTTCTCAACGGTCCCAGCCGGGAATCCACTAGACGGAGCGATGTCAGCATGCGCCAGATCAAGATCGTGTTCATTTGCATACATCTTCATTGCGTTCTTAAACGTGCCAACCGTCGGATCCTTAGCGTTCTCAAGGATTTCAGCCTGATCGCCGTGGGAGAGATATGTATCACGCTCGGTATCGCCATCAAATACATTGTGCTTCATAGATTTTTCTCCTTCATTATTAGAATTTTTAGCCTCAGCAATTGCCTGGCCAACAAGAAACTCAACAACTTTCTTCTGTTTGTCTGTAAGAGTGTTATAAACGTCTCTGACAGTTTCTTCGGATTCCTTCTTATCATCCGGTTTAGATTTATTGTTAAGTTCATCTTTTAAAGAATCAGAATCGGAATGCTTCACAGATTCCTTACTTTCGTCTTCTGTATCTTCTGTTTCCTCATCAGAAGTACCCTTCTTTTTCTTTTCTTCCTCAAGAATCTGACCAACAAGAATTGCAACTGCTTTCTTCTGTTTGTCTGTAAGAGTGTCATAAACATCTTTTACAGTTTCTTCTGAATTGCTATTGGAATTAGTATCCATCTCTTCTCCTTCCTCATCGGAATGATAGACTTCAAGACCGCCATAACCAACAAAAGAAATAACGGCTTCGTCGTCACTCATATCTCCATGTGCCATCACAGAGTCAATAATGGCTCCTTTATTTGCTCCGGCATGAACAAGAGAGACTTCCCTAATCATTCCATGAACAACATCTCCGCCTCGCTGAATCAAATGATTTGCATAAATAGACAACGCACAAATGTCATTGTGTTTAACAACTTCTTTTGCACGTTTTCCACTTTCTGTATTATTGAATGAGCAATAGGCATAGACACCTTCCGGACGATTTTCAAGATCTGCATGACCAAGTACTTCATCTACCGAATCATGCATATGGTTCCAAACAAGCGGAACTCTTGTACCATCCTGATCGGCAAAAGCATCTCTTCTAATTGTTCTTCCATCGGAGCAAAGGATGTCGTTCTTTGTTGCCCAACCAGCAAAATCGTAATTAGCCATTTTGAGCATCTCCTTCACTTACATTGTTTAAACTTGATAAAATTTTATTTGTCGCATCGTCAGTTTTTGTCTGGGCATCTTGGTCGGATCCGTCTTTCGCTTGATTTAAGTTTGGATTACGAAGCTCATCTGCATTCTCTGCTTTCGAAGGCTTCTTACCAATTTCTGCTCTAAGTTCATTCGACGACATAATTTCATTTCTTCTGAACTTATCAGCAATATCAGCAAGCTGACTAACAGGAACTAATTTAAACGGATCTCTAAAATACACAATCGACTGCTTTTGTGCACGAGCTGTTTTGGATAAGAATTTCCTTTTAAACTCATCACAAATAGCATTGCAGATAGGCGTGATCGTTGTGTTATAAAAATTAATCATTGCGGCTTCATCGGCAGTTCCATCTATAACAGCTTGTGTTAATCCAAGTTCGTTATATAGCTCAGCTGTTAAGTCTTTGACCTGTTCCCACAAATTATTTTCAAGTGGACGATTTAACTGTGTGATGTGCTCTGCTGCATCTGCATAAGCAACACCATATTTTGATGAAGATAGCTGCGTTTCAATATCTTTACGTCTTAGCTCAGCTTCTTGGCGTCTCCTTTCCGAATGTATGGTATAAGGTAAACCAATTAGCAAATTTAATTTTCCACTTGATGTATTGGTATTCATTCGCTCCAAATTATTAATTGTGCGAACCAATCTTTGCAGCGTGGAATTTGGCTCATTCATAATTGAATAGAACGGATTTGCAATAATGCCAACTGCCGATTTAGGCAATTTCACATCTTCGAAACGACCGGTTCTCTCGTTATACAAATGAACAAGAACCTCAGACGGATACCACATCAAAATCTTGCCAACTCGAAGTTCTAAAACGTCAAATTTTTCACTTTCTGTAGTTGGGTCGAAATCTGTATCAGTAGGAACGACAGCAATAACGCCTTCATCAAACATGGACTCTACAAGATCTTGAATAAAAGCTCGACCGGTTTGGTCTATATTTGCTTCTAAAGTCAGACAGTTATTTAATCCAGATTGCATTGTCTCGGAATACTGTCCTTCTTCATCTAATCTTGCATGCACAAATTCAATAGACGCGACGCTAACAGAAATTTTATTATAGACTTTAGCTACAACTGTTCTTTCAGTTCCTCTAGAATATCTTAAAATATCAGGTCGATAGCTTGATCCATTAACTATTTCCCCATAGAATGCTGTTTGTCCCGTCGGATCTCGTCCGAGAAAAGCGTTCCATCCGGAACGAATACGTTGCATAAACGCTGCCATATGGTGATCTCCTTTTATTAAATTGAAAAACGTAAAGTATTATTATTTACTGATGCTGTTACTTTACTGTTCCAATCCTGTCGTTCTTCTGATGTAATGTGTATTTCTTTATTAGCAATATGCGATTTAATCTCATTCAAAGTATCTTCAAATAAAAAAGGCAGATCAACAATATACGCTGATCCGTCTCCAACTTTAATTCCAGGCATCACATCGCCAGAATCTTTATGAAAATAATCTGAATAAATATATAAACAGCCTTTAGCAGAAATGGCGTTTTCTTTTGTTTTCCATTCTTCTGTCGAGAAGTAATAAACACTCTTTTTAGATGTTGCAAATGGAAGATCAATTAAGTGACTGTTACCATCACCAATCTTAAAGGCCGGTATAAAAGTATTGCCTTCTTTATCGTAATCACTATAAATGTAAATAGTGCCTGCACGTGGAACGATGTCTTTACTATTCCATTGCTCTGTCGTTCCATAAAATACACACGTAGAATCTATGATACGCGGAATATATAATGATTCTTCAATGTTTAGATTTGAATGTAGATCACTTGTCAGTTCTTGCGAAGATTGCAATTCGCCAGCAATAGTTTCTACATTTTCCAAAGAAACTGATTGTGGCATTAGTACACCTCCTCAGTTATTTTGAACGAAGAGGGCGTAATAAATGTATCTACAATTCCATCTTTTGTTGTTAGTTCTACATCATACACGTATGTGCCAAAATTAAGGTTTTTAGTGTCTTCTGGATCGATACGCAAAGTCATAGAATCTATTGGAATCTGCTTAAGAATCAATACTTCATCGTCGGTGTATTTTTTCTTCAAAGCAAACCGAATTTTATCTCCATCTTGAGGAGTATATGGCTTACCATCTTTCGTTAACTTAATTGTTAAGAGTAATGTGTCTCCTCTTGTTAGAGAAATGGTAGTCCCACTAATTTGTGAGCTCATTATTTATCCTCCTTCAAGAATTAGAAATGCATACATTATTCGTGCTTAAGTGCTTCTTCAACCTGCGGACGAATAATGGCTGGTACAGAAGCAATTGTTCTGCGTCCCATCCGAATCAGTATTACATATACTTTAACCATTGCAGAATAATCAGCCATTTGTTACCTCCGGAGTAGTTGTATCTGTAGTTGCCGTTGTTGCTTCAAAAAGAGAGACAATTGCATCGAGAGCAGATGCGACATCGTTTTTATTTGTCTGGATATCTTCTGACATTTTTGTTGCATTTGTCTTCAACGACTGCAGAGAGTCATTAATAGAGTCAATGTCCTGAAGTTTAATTTTCTGCAAATATAACTTGAAGACCATTCCTTCTTCAGTAGATTCAGCTCTTACTGTTGGCTTATCTTCATAACCGTGGTATTCACTAACGACAACACTTTCGTCATTGTAGAGGTAAATGTCACCATTGTAAGTCGCCAGATCTGAAGATAAATCATCAAATTTTACAGACGAAGAGGGTAATGTAATAAACAAACCCTGAACAGAATCTGTCATAACGGAACCGATTAAATCGAATAACTTACCGCTATTACCAAATTTAATTTTCATCGTTCACTCCTTATTCAAAAGAATCTTTATTTAGCTTATATGCTATATACGCATCCATAGAAGCTGCTACAGCATCAATTTTTGCTTCATAGCTTTTCTTCATTAGTTTTTTGTTTCCGTTGGTATCTTGAATCACAATACAGTTACCCATTGTGTAAGAATATAAAGACTCGTCGAAAATAAGTTTCCTTTGCTCCGATAACTTCTTTAATTCTGTCAATGGAACAGATTCAGTTTTTGCACCCTGAATTACTTTTTCTACACCAAACTCAGAATTCTCAGTAATCCATCGCGAAACAAACTCTTTAGCATTGTATGGGTCATAACCAAATGAGCGTATGTCATAATCATGTTGCAATATATGCTGATCTACTAGATCGTAGACTTCATCAATGTTTAGAATTGTTCCGTTCATTACAATGAGTGTTCCTTCAGCAATGAAGTCATCATATTTAATTGACATTGCTGCTGGTAATTGTGAGTAGGTGTATTCAGAAATGAAATTCAGAGTTTTAATACCAAACGATCCATCTTGTAATGGAAAGAAGAATACAAAGGAACAAAAGTCTCCACCTTGTGAAAGATCTGCACCTAAACTGCAAACCATACCGTCGTAGTTCTGTTTCTTAAACGGCTTTGTTTCTTCGTAAGTAAAGAAATAAGTAAAACCTTCACAAGGAATCCCAAATCTTTTTGCAAGAATATCATTACGCAGAGAAGGATCTCTTTCGGCTTTTTCAACTTCTTGCTGATAGGTTTCATAGGTAACAGTCTTTCCAATATTCGGATTGGCTTTTAACCACATCTCTGGATTGCCAACTTCCTTTACGTCATCAAGCTTGTACCACCAGATTGAAGTATGCAGATCTTCTATTTCACCCTTGAGAATCTTTGCAAGAGTAATTTTTGTTGTATCGCCAATGCCATTTCTTACTGTACCTTCCGATGAAGTTACAATAATCAAATAATTATCAAGGTTTTTAGATGCCCCCTGTTCCAACGCTTCTACAGGATCTTCCCTTATGTCTCCTGAAAACAACTCATCGACGGTGGATAATGTATCTCGACGACCTTGAAGTTTATCAATAGACATCGGTCTGACTTCTAGAATAGAATTGGTAAGGAAGTTCTGAATACCTTTTTTAGTTGATGCAAGCATTGGTCTATTACGTTTTGAGCCAGAAGTATTATTAATAGATCCCTGAGTCATAAACGCAAATAAAGGACCTCTCGCTCTGGTGATTGCCGTAACGAAAGGTCCTGTAGTTTCATCTGCTTGTGGCATTGTAGGAGCAACAACGACTTGTTTGGTTGTTTTTGATTCAATAACAAGAAAATAAGCTTGATTACATTCCGAGTACATTGTTTTAGCGGCGCCTCGTCCAACAATAAGATACTGCTTGGTGATTAGGCGCTTTCGTACTCGTCTATTTTCATAGCATCCTCTGCCACCACCATGACCATTAGGATTCCAAACTGGACGCTCTACAAAGTAATACCATCCATAAATTTCTTCGCCCCAAAGTTTGAAGGAATCAAGCATGTGGAAATCTGATCCGTCGCTTAGTACTAGTTCGTTTTCACAAAACTTAATCCATCCTTCGACCGCTTTGTCATCATAGTAATAATCCGGAGAGGCAATAAGATGATCTATTCGATTCATCTCTGCTTCTACTTCACGACATACAGGAATTTCTCCTCGAATTACTTTGTCTCGAAATTCTCCATAGTATTTAGGAGTTGCAGTATTTGAAAGCATTAAATGTCAACTCCTTCCAACAATATCCATTAATCGCTCCCAACTTTTGAATAATTTTTCTTTGCAATAGCGTCAAGATTTTGAAGTCTCTTTGTTGCTTCAGAGAGTTCCGTTCCAGACATTTCATTGGCATATTTTTGAATCAAGGCAGCATTACCGCTTTGAATAACTTGTCTGTTTCGTGCAGCTCTTAATTTCTGTTCGGCTGTTTTTATACCAGAATTATCTTGTCCGATTAACTTAAGATCATTACCATCTTTGTTGAGAGAATTATAAGCTCTTGCAAAATTATTCCATGTGTTGGTAGCTGTTGTATAATAATTGGATAATTTGTTAAGAGTATTCGCAACATTATCAATTCTATCAAATGCAGTTTTGGGAGGTTCTGAAGCATTCAATTTCTGCATTAAGTCTACCTTGTCCATAGCTTTCCGAAGTTCATCAGAAGTCATATCAAGGGCATATTTTTTTACTTCGTCTTTATTTCCAGACTTGATTGCTCTCTGAACTTTTGCTCTATGCTCTTCGGCGGTTTCTTTGTGAGGTTCGGTTGAAGAAGCCTCAGGTTTTTTAAACTCAACACTTGCTGCAGATTGCTTTGAAGAATTCGCATTAGAAGTATTGCTTACGGATGACGCAGCATTTGTGCCATTAGATTCACGTGCTGGTCCAACGCCATAACGAACACGTCCTTCAGGCGTTAAACTACCATCTTTATACTGAAAACGTCTATTTCCCTTTTTCTGTCCTGGGATACCCCAATGAATTAAATAATCAGACATCTCTATTCCTCCTTATAACGCTTCAAAATATCTATCTTATTTTTATTCATGTGGCACCTCTTTCGATTAATACTTATGTGATTCAATGTAGTCAATAAGCTGACTAACTCTATAACTAGAACCGTTATCATCTAGACCAATTTCTTCAAGATTAGTATTCCACATTTTCGCATCGGAAACCCATTGGTTGTATGCTTTACGATATTCCTTTCTAGCATGTGGTCTAATATATTCATACTCGTCGTCAAAATCTCTTCCGTTCTCTCCAGTAGATCTCAAGCGATAGTCATCATCTCTTAAAAGTTTAAGACTATCTCTTAACACTGGATAGTAGTCGCCAAGCTGATTAGTAGCTTCATAAGCTTTAGATCTAACTTTTTCTTCCGTTGATTTGCCTCTTGCCAGTTTATCTTTTTCATTGGTAAATTTTGTATAAGCATTATTGAAGTTCTTTCTATAACGGATCTTCCCTTCAGGTGTTAAAGTGCCATCTTCATACTGAAAACGCCTATTTCCCTTTTTCTGTCCTGGGATGCCGTAATGAATTAAATAATCACTCATTAATTTCTACCTCGCTGTTAATTCGCCATTCCATTTCAGCAAGCTGCTTGTTGTACGCATCTAGAACAAAAGAAGTTGCCGGTGGATCGAAAAGAAGCTTAACTTTTAGAAAGACATAAGACTTGACCATATTCAGTGATTGCTTTGTTACGACTTCATCCCATCTATTACTCTCATCTTCTATTGCATATCCATCTTTTGGACCAACCCCAAGTTGATGAAGAATGGAGAAAGCCGTATTAATAGCAAGAATTAATTGTTGATCGAATACTGTATATTCTGGAAGGATTCCAAGTTGTAACTTAACAGAATTTAAAATACTATCATTCATACTTCCTCCTTTCTACCATAGTTTTGTATCGCCAGGTTTTCTCTCTGTAGGTGTAGATGGTATTAATCTGCTGCCATCTCCGTAATGAATTGCCTCATGCGTTGCGTGAGAGACACAGATTAAATTGTTTAAATCGAATATTACAGGATCTCGATTAAGAACTTGTTCAATAGTTATGGGATTAAGATGGTGAATAAGAATCTTTGTTCGAATTGGTCTATCAGTTAATCCAAGATCACAACCGTTATCTCGAATAATGACTCGCTGACGAATGCTTTGCCACTCTGGAGATTTGTATAAAGCTTGGTTCAAATATCTATGACCACCAAATGTAGCTTCACTTGGATTAGCCTTTAGTTTTAAATACTCAAATCGCTCTTCAAAGGTTGGAATGCGAATGAGTTCTTGATATGTTTTAATCATGATTGTGCTTATCTAAATAATCTAGGACATACTGTATACGGTCTTCTGTTTCCTTATCATATCCTGCGTTTTTAATGGTTGTGCTCCAAAGCTTTTTATTTCTATTTAATCTAGATATGGTCTTTCTATATTCCCTTGATGCTGTTGGCAAGGTTATGTTCTTAAGGCCCGAATCGAAATAATCAACGCCAACTTCTCCAATATCTTCTGCTCTTTTAGAATCAGCGTTTATCCTTTTATTTAACTTAGATAACTTGGAATAACTCTCGATGTAACGAGAAGCTTTCTGAGCTCTAGCCACTCTTTTAGATTCTTTATTAGACTTAAGAAGTTTGGTGTACTCTTTATTGAAGTTCTTTCTATAACGGATCTTCCCTTCAGGTGTTAAAGTGCCATCTTCATACTGAAAACGCCTATTTCCCTTTTTCTGTCCTGGGATACCGTAATGAATTAAATAATCACTCATATTCTCCTCCCTTATAACTCTTGAAAGCAGCAATAGCTTCGTTGTAAGTTTTCTCCAAATTCTCAGCTGCTTCAATTGCATCGATCTTAGCTTGCTTCAATCGCATCTCCGCTTCCAAAGTCTCCTTCTCAAGTCTTTCACGAGAAGATCCAAGCTTTAAAAAATGCACAATTTCTTGTGATGATGCCGTTCCATTTCGTATTCGTTCTTCTGCTGCATCATACGCAAGAGCAATTAATTCATTCTCCCTACCCTCCATGGTAGTTGCAGTAGATTTTGGAGAAATATCTACATGCAATTGTGATGATTCAGCAGACTTTCTTTTTGTTTTCATTGTAAGTCCGCTCCTTTTTAATAACTTTTTAAGTCCTTTCGCAGAGTGATAAACAACCTAGAAGAAATAACACGTATGGAGGACATGTACATGGCCTTTGAGAAAGGAGCGGCAGAAACACCAGGGTATCTCAAGGAAGAACTTAGCTGCTTATCACCCTGAGAAAAGACTTAAAAGTATAAAAACTTTTTAGAAAATATCCCTCCGGAGAAATATCAAGGAGGGCGGCGATGCGAAGGGGGTGTATGATTTTCGGACCCCTCCCCTAGGTCTTTGCCGTTTAATTGAGCACGGCATTGACTAAAACTAGGAGAGAAATCCGTCATCATACTTAAAAATATTAATTTTTCTTGAAAAAAAATATTTTTAATTAAATAATTATTCAAACTTTGCTTTTCATTTTACAAGCACAACACACAATGCCTCCATACCATATGCCATGTGCATGTTTATAGCTAACATTACCAAGCAACAGTTTTACCTTTAACCGCCAAACAATAATGAGACACACCAGAACCATCAGGAAGGACTACGAATCCATTCTCGCATAGATCATTGATAGCATGGTCGATACGACTGTCGTTCTCTACATCTGTAAGATTGTCAGAACATGCCGCCATTCTAGCCAGCTTCCCGCAGGTATTGTAGCCCATCTGATAGTCATAGTTAACCCATCGATCCCATTGCGTGAAAGGATCAAATGGATTGTCTTCTGTTGTAGCCCAAATCTCTTTCATATCAGACTTTGTAATCCTTTCTCGAATAAGAACTTGTAATGAATTGTTAATAAGCTTTTCTTTTGTTTGCTCAAAGACTTTTGAATAGACAAATGAACTTTTAACTAAAAGCTTTAAGCTGCACTAACAATGTTTCCAATTGAAGAAACAGAAACGCCATCAACAAGCGAAGCAATCTGTTCATAAGTGTAACCAGATTTAGCCAATGCAATAACACGACTTCTCTTAGCATCACTAATCTTAGAAGTCTTAGGTAACGCAAGAGACATTACATTGTCCATGTCTGCATTGTCTAACAAATCTTCTAGTTTAGATTTAGAAATTGCTCCTTTATTAATCGCTTCCCATTCCTTTTCTGTGAACTTAACACGATCTTTCTGTGCGCCACAACGAGCGCGAGCATCTTTAACAGCCTGACCTTTAATCTTTCTCTTTTCATCAGAGTCCAGATCTGTACGTCTATTAAACTCACCATTAACAATAGAGGTGGCGAGGATCTGTGCCTGTCGCTCTCTAGGTGCATTAGCCTTAGCCTTAATGAGTTTTGCATCCAAAGACTTTACTTCTTCTGCATATTCTTTGTGTGCTTCAGGACTGTATTTCAAATCAGGTGTACGCAAAGAATCGAGACGGGCCTGATTACCAAGAGCCTTCATATGGTTAGCATAAGCAGCATAGGTCTGCTCTATTTCAGAGGGGTTCTGACTCATGAGTTCACGTGCATCTTTGACGGTGTTCATCTCGTAATCTTTCTGGGTCCGCTTCTTATAGCCTACGGTCTCCCATACTTCTTTCCCACTACCGGGATCATAGTAATAATGACCCTGGGTATCTTTCTTAATGGACCCGTCATATGTCTTCGTGACATCCTTACCGTCCTTATCCTTCATCCAAGTGGACTTGTGTGGCTTACCATTCTTGTCATACCACTGGTAACCTTCAGGCGCAGGCACTCGTACTTTCTTTCGATCTGCTTCCATGGTCTGACTGGGTGCGAGGAAGATACGTTCACCTGTAATAGGATCAATCTTTGAACGCATAGACCTAGCATCAACTTCAACGGGGTGCTTTGCTCTTGAAAGTAAGGAAGATGCACCATGAGAACCATCCGGATTTGACTGGTACTTCTGCTTTAATTCAGCAATACCATAATCTTCAGCAGCTGCTTTGTAGTTAAGTTCATGTTTCTTGGCGTCAATAACAACCATAGAATATCGAACCGCTCTACTCAGTTCCATCTCATCACTGCAACCCTTAGCATACATGTCGGTGATCAGATTGGAAACCACACCCATTTCAATACCCTTTTCTTTATCGGATTTGAAATACTTGTATGTGGGTTTGCCATTCGCATCCACCATCTTAGAGAACCGTGGATTCTTAATACCATATTCGGCAGTAGGATCGAAGCCTTCAAGACCAGGAAGTGATGGCGCAGACTTGATAGAGACAACCTTATCAAACTCACCTTTCGAGTTCTTTCTTGTCATAGGGATAACAATTGCTGTATCACCATCGAAGTCAGCTCCGGAAAGTTTATCAGCGGTTGACTTTGTAATACCAATAGCATCAGGAGCATTCTTCATAAATGAATTAGCTTCTTTATTGTTGTTATTCACAGTACGAATTGGTATCTCAAATGGACCTGCATGCGGAAATCGAACTAAAGCTACAGTTGTGCCATTCGGAAGTGACGGACAATAACATTCTGTGTCCTTTAAAGACGGAACAGGAATCAATACTTTAACACCCTGACCCGCAATTGGTGCTGCTTTTAGATCGCATGCTGCACCATTACATTCATCACCAAACTTCTCAAGCAGTTTCTTTCTAACGACTGGGTTATTGTAACTTAGAATATCGTTGTACTCGTCTTCCTTTGCTGCAATTGCCAGCTTCAACTGCTTTTGAACAAGAGGTAATGACTGTTTTGCAAGGAACTGTGCCGGTAAGTTTTTACTCCAAGCATTCCATGCACCTTCTTTATGGGCATCATTGGCATTTGGAGCAGAAGAGCCAACAATATTAATTGCCGAGCGCTTTCTTTCTCCCGTTTTTGGATCTGTATACTCTGTTTGAACGACAGAAGCGCCAAACATATTCGATGCAATGGTTCCATCTTTATTCATCTGAATATCTTTGAGTGCTTTCTTCATGCCATCTTTTTCAGACTTGTTTGAGTTAACACAAATATCAACGTTCTCTGGCAAATCTGTGTTGTAAACAGCCATTCCTTTAATGTATTTAATACCTAAAGGATTATCTTCTGTGACGCATTCCTTTCCGCCGTTAACAGCAATTCGCACCTGAGCGTACTTAGCATTGCCTAAAGAAAGATCCGGACTAGCAGAAACAAGATTTCCATTCTCATCTCTGGTTGCCCGGATCTGAATCAGACCATCACGCTGTGTGCCGCCCTGTTCATCATATATAATTTTGATTCGCTTAGGATCAATCTTCGGAGGATCTCCTAAACCTTTCTTAGTAAGTACTGACTCGATTCCATCTGGATCATCAACCAACTTAATATCATCCATATGACGATAAATCGGAGGCTTGTTTTCTGATCCAGGAGGGCACAGAACTTTGAATATTGTTTCATTTGCCCCGTTTGAACCAACCTGTTTTAAACGAGCTTCCTGCGTTGTATATCCTTCTGCTTTCAGCATCTCAACTGCAGTTTTCAAGCCATCAGGAGAAATGTTCAAAGAAAGTTCAGTACCTTTACCAATATCAATGTAACCTTTTTCTTCCGATGCTTTACGCAGCTTATTTGCAACGTCAGTAACTTTATTCGGATTACCATTCTGGCCTGTAGCTAAAATAGAACGCACAGACGATTCGTTCTTGCCAATGATTCTACCAATTTCACTTGGATTGTATGGCTTTCCAGTTGCAGGATTTGTATGCATGGTATACCAAAGACATTCTGCATACTCATCTTTCTTTTTGTTATTAACGGCAATCTGTTTTTGTGCACGCAATTTAGAAGTAGATCCTTTTGGAGCACCCGTTTCCGGATCTGTAATAACTTTTCCACTATTATCGTACTGATAATATCCAAGCATTGCAGCGATCTGTGCTTCTGAAGCGTCAGGATTTGCTTCTTTAAGTTTATTAATTCTGGATATCAAATCCCAATCGTGTTGATGCTGTCTATTTCCACTTCCAAAAGGATATCTACCAGAACCTCTTCCCGGAGGATTCTCATCGTGTGCTACACCAGTATGCTCAAGAGCATCTAGAATAATCTGAGAATATAAATCGACGTTAAGCATACTTATACCTCCATATAGTTATTCTTGACATACTTTGTAAGCTCTACAGCTCTTGACATAACAGGTAAAATATCTGGCGCTTTTGGAAGACCAGTTAAGATTTCACCATTCTGATAGATGCACAATATAACAGAAACATCTTTTGGATTAATGTGATACTCCAAAAAGAAATAAGCAGCATACTCGACCAACTGATCAAGTGATGCTGCCATTTTTCCTGTCTTTAAATCATGAATCCGAAGCTCATGTTTTACTGGATTATAACGAATGCAATCTGCTGTTCCGAAAGCAATTGGATAGTTATAAACAATCGGTTGCTCTGGTAACATATCAAAACCAATTGCATCTTTGATGTAAGGTACGACTGTATCCAAATATAATTCAGGTGTATTTAACTTATCTGGAATGTTTGCTTGCCATAATGCATCATAGATACGATCTGCTACCTTTGTTTTTGTAACAGATTTTTTCTGCAATATCATTCTTGCCGCTTCTGCATGAATGATGGTGCCGATCTGTGCTGCATACTTTGAACGAATAATATTGTCCAGCTGTTCTGGCGTTAGCTCGCTTCTAGAAAGAAGTTTTTGAGAAGGTGCAAATATTGCATGCTGTCCCTCTTTAATTTCGGGATGATTATTAAAATGAAAATTTTTCAAATCAAAACCTCCCTCAATTCTGCTATGACAATATCTTCGTTTTCTGGATACACAAAGGATGCATAGGACCACTCGTTAAATTTTTGAATATAATAATCTTGATTTGGTCTATGGTTTGCAGATTGACTCTCTTTGCATTCCAGCATGGCGTAATGGTTTTTGTAAAATATCACAAGATCTGGTATTCCTTGAATGTATTTTGGATCTTGTTTCTCAATAACACATCCAGGAAACTCTTTCTTGAGACGCCTGATTAGTTTAGCTTGAAACTGACTCTCTAATTTACTCAAAACCGTTCCTTTCCAAAATAAAAAAGAGAAGGAAATATTTCCCTTCTCCCTCTATTAAAGGCTATGAATTTAACACGTTCAGATGGGGACAAATTGATTAGCTCTTAAAATATCAAGATCCTGTGGCAAATGGGCTAAACAATATTCTCTTGACCATTGTGAAGCTATTTTTACTTCTGAATCCGTCATCCAACAAAGATTCTCTACTGCATTATTGCAAGGGTTTCGATCGATATGAAAAACGCGATTATAATATGAACTATTGTTTTTAATAAAAGCTTTGGCAACCAATCGACCAACGTCCTCATGAATATAATTTAGTTTGACTCTTGCATGACCGTTCGAATAATCTTGTTGAAGTTCTATAATTTTGTATTGCGTTCCATCAATCAGTTTCATTGCAAAAACTTGACCAGCAGCTGAAACACAATATCCAGGATGTTCTTCGATTAGTTTTAAACAATTCATAGCCCAAGAAAACTCCTTTCATTAAAGTCTCGTTTTTCATGTAATGCTCTTGCAATGGCAAGATCTATGGGAGCTGTAGATTGCAAATAGTAGTAATAAAGAATATCAAATGGTGAATTTGTTCTATCGATTCGTCCTTCTGCTTGCGTTATAGCTTTGTAAGAGTAGCTGAGAGAATAGAATATAATTGTGTCTGTTGTAATGCAGTTCCAACCTTCTGATGCTGCTGTATACTGACAGAGATACACCCATTTCTTTGACGTTGGCACTTCACTATGAACTTCTCCATTCCACTCACCAATATCAAATTTCATTTCTTTTGCAACTTCTCTTAGAATATTTAATTCTGGAGTATAGTTGTAAAATATAATTACTTTTGGATGATCGCAAAGAAGGACTTTCAAAGCGTTAATTCTATCCTCATCTTCATTAACTACTCTTCTCAATAGATAACAAAGTTTGCCAGTTTCTTCGATTGGTTTATTCTCAAACACATCCCAACGATCTCTAAATATCTTTTTGTATTTGATTCTGTCATACATGCAAGTAATCTTTTTCTTTTCTTTCTTAATCTTTCGATTGGCTCGCATGTGAACTAAGACTTGATTGCGTTGAGATATAAGTTCATATTCATCAACATATCGATCTATAACTGGAAAGTTCATATAGGGTTTATAGATCACATGCTTCATATTGAACTCTGTACGATTCTTATAAAAACCATTTGCAATAAAGACAGGAATATAATCTTTCCAAGTGTCTCCGGGCGTTGCAGAAAGGAGAATCCAGTGGTTTTTCTTTGTAATCTTTAAGAACGATTTTACCCATGCTCCACTGCCTACAACCCGTTGCTCATCGAATATAAAAAAGCTTCCATAAATATTCTGATACTTTTTAATATTGTTCCAAGAATCAATCACAACGGTTTTAAATCGAAACGGTTTTGCTTCTGCTTCCCATTCTTTTGAATCTCTTTTCTTTGCGGTAGTAATGATGTAAATATCTTTTCCTTTTTCCTTTTGATTCACATATGCAAGTGCTGTTCTTGACTTACCAGTTCCAACGGCACCATTTAAGATGCAACCATTGTGCATTTTTCGAATTGCATCTTTTTGTTCAGGATATAATTCAATCATGTAACGTGCTTTTTCCCTCCTCTCTTAAGAAAAAAGAAAACCTCTGAATTCATCAAGAACTCAGAGGCTTACATAACTTTGAAATATAATACTATTTATTTGACTTCTGCTAAGAAATTAGGTCCAATCATAATGGGATCGTATGATTTAGTAACGGTGCCACAAAGACCAATATTCGGTAATCCAAAAAGAGCGAATGTTGGATTGACTGGCCAGCAATTGGAAAAGAAATATATTCCACTTACTGCGTTACCGGACATCATTACTCCGATACCATTTTTAAGGCTAATTGTCACTGGCTTATTATTAAGCATATGATGCTCAAGGACTGGTGACATATTCAACACAACCGATTCATATTGCTTTACAGTTGTATAATCAAATATCTGAATTGGAGTTTTTGATGGCATATATGGTAGCTGGCCCAAAGCTTTACCAGTTGTTAAATAATAATTATAAAGATCTTCATCTTTACAAAAACCCTTTGGCGACTGTGCAAAAGATAGCATCACATTTGGATACATCTTCTTGTAATAGATTGGATCAAATAATCCGCCATCACTCATATACTTAAGAGAAAACGATGGCTGTGCATATACAGTTACTGTAGGCGTTGTAGGAAGTGTTGCTGCATGTGCAGCGGTCGGAATCCCAATGGATATCAATAAAACAGACGCAATAAGTGCTAAATATTTTTTAATAGTTTTCATAATAATACACCTCCATTTGTATTATATAACTATGCTAATTAATCTGCACTATATATCTTATATTTTTATACTTTCATTTTCAATCTTGTGTCGTCTTCTGCCTGCTCCTGTTCCAATGACAGATTTGAGAATTGACAGTCAGCACCACAAGCGGCATAACCTGCAATATCAACCCAATTATCAAGCTTTGCCATTCCAGTTATGTTCCGTCCAACTTTGAAAAGAATCATCATGTTTGCGACATCGCTGGTCAATAAGGGCCTACTAAGGTAAGCGGACCACAGTCGAGCAATTCTTTCGAAGCTATCTTCAGGGCTTCCGTACTGATGATCTCGATCACCACAAACAGCATGCTTTGCATCGTCTAAAACTGTTTTTCTTACTGTTTCCATAATTATTCTCCTCCATAGAATTTACAATGTGCGCAATCTCCATCGCAGTCTTTACAGTGCGGCTTTGAGTAAGAGCTATGTGCGACCAATATGACAAAAAGAATATCAATTAAAATATCTAGTGCTATTAAAGCGACTATGATTAAAACCACATTCAATTTCATTCAAAAGCTCCCAGTTGAACCAAATCCACCATTACCACGATCTGTATCAGAAATATCATTTGTTTCCTCAAGTGAAGAGATTAAATATGGCTGAATAATAAGCTGTGCAACTCTTTCACCATAGGATATCAATTTCTTTTCTTTAGAGTCGTTATGGAGTGGAACAATAATCTCTCCTCGATAATCCGAGTCAATAATTCCAACGCAATTAGCAGGTCTTAGCCCTTCTTTTGTGGCTAATCCAGATCTTGCGTATTCTCCACCAAAATATCCGGCTGGAATCTCCATTGCAATCCCTGTATGAATCTTAATTGTTTCACCAGGGTTAATCGAAATCGTGTCTATAGAATATAAATCATAACCTGCAGATCCAGCAGAACCAATTGTAGGAGTAATTGCAGATTCGCTTAATTTTTTAAATCGTATTATCATCTTCTATTCCCTTCACCCAACATAAAGCTTTATACTTCCGAAGCTCCTTTCGGTAATAATTACAGCGAGTTGACCACTCTTGTTCTAATGTTGTAAGAACGGCACGCTCCTCATAAACTTTAATTGCCTTCTCAATTAACACGCCAACAGCAATACCAATAAGCATACAAATTTCGCATAAAATATAATTCATAGTTTTATCTCCTACCAACCAAAACGAACACCAGACATCGTTCTTACAGGCTTGCAATGCAGTGGATAATCTGTTCCTGGAATACACTCTTCTTTTGTACGGGCAGCTTTAGAATAATAATTAAAGCCTGTGGCAAAACATTCTTTACAATAACTGTCCAATATCAAACCATCCTTACGAATATGTTCCTTATAGCGTTTACAATCTTTATTGGTGCAATATTTCATAACTCTCCCTTTTTAATGCCAAAAATAATTAAGAGGTTCATCCAGAGCACTTGCTATTTTTACAAGAAGTGCCCTAGGCGGCATATCACCATTCTCAATCTGACTAATGTAAGACTGAGATATTCCTGCCTTATTCGCTAGCTCTCTTTGAGTATATTCTTTATACTGTCTCCGCTTTCTGATGTTATTGCCTACTTCAAATCCAATGGGTAATATCATACAAAGACCTCCTATAAATTGAATAAAAGAAAAGAGAGCCTTAGAACTATTTGTTCCAAGACTCTCTATCAGATATGGTGTTTCGATATGACTTTAGATATGCCAATAGACATGAACGCCGTCTATATCGGTCAACCCCCTTTCATTAGAAGCGATGATTTTTATGCGAATATACTACTTAGAATGGCA